TTGAGGATGTCGGGAAGGATCACGTCACTCATCAAACTTCTGGAATGGGTGTTCGGTAGGCCGGCGCAGCAGATCGAGGCCAATGTCAATACGAAAGTGGAGAATCAGGATGTCGATCTGGATAAATACCCGCCACAAGTCAGGGAGCAGATTCTGGCCCTGGCCGGAATGTATCTCGACATGAAGCAGGAAGAAGAAAACAAGGAGATCGATGATGAAGAATGATCTGGGATTCATTCAGGATCGGGAAGCCGTTATCAGGATGGCGGCAAGAATGGCGTTCCCCATCTACTCCAGATCGATGAACATCAATCTGGATGCAAGGGGATTCCATGATGTTTATTATCGGGTGCTTGATATGTTCGCGCATGGCCATATTAAGCGCCTGATCATTTCCATGCCGCCGCAACATGGAAAGTCTGAGGGATCATCCAGATTGCTGCCCTCGTTCCTTCTGGGGATCAATCCTGATTTGAAGATCGCCATTGCTTCATATACGGCAACGGTGGCAGAAGGTTTCAGTCGTGATGTGCAGAGGATCATGAAGTCTGACGAATATCATGACATATTCCCCAACTCATTGCTTTCTGGGTCGAAGTGGAATGTCGAGAAGGGCAAGGTCAAAGAGACGGACAAATTCTTTGAGATAGTGAATCACAGGGGATCATTGACGGCCGTAGGGCGTGGCGGCCCGCTAACGTCAAAGACTGTTGACATTTCGATTCTGGATGATGTGTACGCAAATGCAGCAGAGGGAAATTCGCCGATCATCCGTGATGCAGCCTGGTCATGGTATACCTCGACCGTCCGCACCCGTCTGCATAATAAGTCGCAGGAGTTGATCGTGTTCACCAGATGGCACGAAGAGGATATTGTGGGACATATCGCTGAGAGCGAAACGATCATTGATGTGGAATCGTGGAAGGATCTGAGGAATATTCCTGATCAGGCTTGGGTCAGGTTGAACTTCCCGGCCCTGAAGGTGGGGGAGCCGACGGAACTTGATCCCCGTCAGGATGGGGAAGCGTTGTGGGAAGAAATGCACTCAAAGGATCAGCTTCTGGAGTTCAAGAAACTGGATGCGGTGCAGTTTCAATGTCTGTACCAGGGAGAGCCGGGAAGTTCTGAGGGTAGGCTTTATCATGAGTTCAAGACATGGATCGATAAATCGGAATGGGGATCGTATGTGAGGACGGGAGCATATTTCGACATTGCGGATGAAGGTGAAGATTTTACCTTCGGGATATGTTATGACATATACAAGTCGGAAAACAAGTATTTCGATGAGCAGAAAAAGAGGTGGTTCCCTATCGTGTTCGCATTGGTGAAGGATATGATCTATACGGATGCGGATGTCAGCGTTACAGAGGTTCAGGTGCCGGATCTGATCAATCGGAACGGAGTGCAGAAGGCTTGGATCGAATCAAACAATGGCGGGTCTGGATTTGAGAAGGTCGTGAGAAAGAAAGTCAGGTGCCAGACGGTGGCCTTCTGGCAGGGGGGCAACAAGGAATCGAGGATCATCACGAATGCAGCGCAGGTGAACGAGTTGATCATTATGCCGTTTGGATGGGAATCGAGATTCAAGCCGGTGTATGAGCATTTGAAGAAATTTCTGAGGAAGTTCACGGCCAATGAGCATGATGATGTCGAGGATGGTCTGACGGGCCTCTATGAGAAGGAACTGCAGTCTGGAAATGTGCGCCCGTATGGTCAGGAGCACCGAGGGATCACGGTTCGGAATTAGTTAAATAAACATAAAAGATTCGTCTGTCTGGATCAAAGGTGATTTATTTGGCTTAATTTTGTGTCGCAATAAAACAGAACGCGCAGCAGTGGGTTAGTTGTTTTTGTTCTATCGATAATCAATAAATCAGTAAAATTTCAAATTATGATTACATGTAATTGTCCTGCCGCCGCTGCACTCCCTTCTATTGGTGTACTGACTTGCGGTGAGAATTTCGGTCAGATCCAGAAGCTGATCTTCCAGAGAGTGAAGAAGTCGGATGGGTCGAAGAATGGTCTGGTTGCCGCTGATGCGGTGAAGTTGGCCAAGTGGCAGCCCCTTCTGGCTGCAAATGATGACACGAAGATCGTTGTCACTCCCTATGTGTCGGCCCCTGCAACGGAGCCAGGATCCCCCCGCACCTTTGGCGGTGGTAATGATTCAGTTGATGGAATCGAAGAGATCATCGGTACCGAGCCTACGGCCTTTACGGGCGTGTTCCGCAAACTTCCCCAGTCGATGGTGAAGAAGATGAAGGAGATCGCTTGCGAGTCCCAGATGGGCGGAAACATTGGTGTGTATCTGATCGGTGAAGGTGGCCGGATCGGTTGCGTCGCAGATGAGACAACTCAGGATCAGACTACCGTCAAGACTTATCGCCCGATCCCCATCCGTTCCTTGTTCTTTGGTGACAAGAATTTCGGTGGTCTGGAGGAGCCCGATTCCAACGCCGTGCAGTGGTCATTCCCCCCGAACTATTCGGATGATTTCTCGATTCTGGTTCCCGAGGATTTCAACCCGCTCACGGATCTGGTAGAAACAGCCTAAATCTGTCAGGTCATGAAGAAGATCGTCCTATTATGTATTGACACAAAAGAAAAACAGAGTTTCGCAATGGATCATGCGGAAAGGATTCTGGCCCTGCCTAATTCCAGATGGATGATCCCTGCGGATTCAAAGTTTGAATTTGACGGAAATGGCATTAAGCATCGAAGAAGCAAGGGAAGTAATCCAGAAAAAGAAGCACCGGCAGCAGATTAACCGTGCGATCTGGCAGCAGAACAGGATCAAGTTCTTTGCAGAGACGCACATCACAAGTGATCTGACACAGCCGTTGGCCGACTTCATGAATCATGTTAAGAAGATCTTGCCAAAAGATAAGTATAACATGTTCGTGGAGTTGTTCAGGTATCCGTTGAAAACGAATGAGATCACGGGTATCTGCTTCGATAAACTTTCCAGAATCTTTGAGGGACGAAATCCGGCCTTCAACTATCAGTTTGTGAACTCAGATCTTCGTGATGATTGGGAGTGGTACAGGCAAAACAAAATGGGGGAGCCGGATATATGGTCAACGATGGCATGGGAATGGTTCAAGACGGACATCAATGCCGTCATGGTCATTGACCTGCCATCGGATCCTGACCCTTCTGATAGGTACCCGCAGCCGTATTTCTATTTTCTGAGGATTGAAGATGTGATCGAGTATGAAGCGGATCCGAAGTCTGGGGAAATGGAATACCTGATATTCAAACAGCCAGAGGATCGCACGGCGGTCATTGATGATCAGTCATTCAGGATCTTCAAAAAGGATGATCAGTCATTGATCGGAAGTCTGGAATTGGAGAATCCGCATGATCTGGGATATTGCCCGGCTCGTTTCTTCTGGTCGCAGTCTGTGAGCCTGAAAGATCCAGACGTGAAGGAAAGCCCGCTGTCAAAGGAGCTTGAATCGCTGGAGAAATATCTGTTTAAGTATGTAAGCAAGCACCATTTCGATTTATACGGCAGTTACCCGATCTATTGGGGCTATGAGCCGGAATGTCATTACTCGGATGATAAGGGCAACTATTGCGATCATGGATACCTGAAGAATGAGGATGGGATCAATCTGATGGATGCGGCAGGGCTGCCGAGAAAGTGTCCGCAATGTGGTGATCATCGGATTGTGGGGGCAGGATCATTCATCGAGATCCCCGTCCCTCATGGAGATCCGAAGGATTCTGATTCTCAGGCGGATCTTCGTGATCCTATCGGGATCAAGACGGTTGACCGTGAAGCGCTCGACTGGAACACCGAGGAAATCCGCAGGGTGAAGGATGAGATCATTAACGCGGTTGTCGGTGTCGATTCCAATATCCTGAATGAGAAACAGGTGAATGAGGATCAGGTGAAGGCGCAGTTTGAATCGAGGTCAACGATCCTGCAAAGGGTCAAAAGGGGCTTTGAGAAGGCCCAGAAGTTCGTCGATGATACTTGTTGCCGTCTGAGGTACGGAAAAGACAATTTCCTTCAGTCCTCAATCAATTACGGAACGGAGTTTATATTGCAGTCGGTCGAGGAACTGACCGATCAATATCAGAAGCGGAAGAATGCCGGAGCCTCGCAAGGTGAGTTGATCGCGCTGAAAAAGAAGATCATCGAAGCGGAGCACAAGAACAATCCTCTGGAGTTGCAGAGGGCTTTGATCCTGAATGATCTGGAGCCTTATTGCCTGTTGTCGGCTAATGAGGTGAAGGAACTGTTTTCGGATGGTGTTGTCGATTGGGTTACGTTGGTGATCAAATTGAATTTCGCTAACTTCATTGACCGCTTTGAGCGGGAGAATATGAATGTGATCGAGTTCGCGGATGCGATTGATTATGCGAAGAAGATTGAAATCATTTTTGAACAATTAAAATTATATGCAAATGAACAAGAAAGAAATCGAGAATCTGACCCCGGAAACGTACCAGGGAAAGGTGGAGAAGAATGATCGGATGTGTTATCATGTCCGCATCGAGAAAGTGATGTACAGCCCGAACACGGGCGAGAAACTCAGCCGTCCGACCATTCAGAAGTTCGGAATCAAGGCATGGGGAGAGGAACGAGACACGCTGGTTCGTCTGGGTTACAAGATTGATGTTCTGTTTGATCCCGTGGAGTACCAGAAGGCCGTGAAGCATTACCAGGATCTTCTGGCTAAGAAGGTCGGGGATCTGGAATCGAAGAATGAGGATCTGAAAAAGGCCGAGAAGGATCTGGAGAAGTTGGAAGCCGCTTTGACGGCAGCCATCAAGGAAGAAGCCGAAGCCGACGAGAGTTCTAAGGATGCGAAGGCAAAGGCCCGTGAGAAGGCTCAGAAGGCCTATGATAAGGCAAAGGAGCCGGTCGAGAAGATGAAGAAGGAGATCGAGGATCTTCAGGCCGAGATCAAGGATGCGAAAGCAAAATTGCAGGAACTGAAATAAGTCAATACATTATCACTAACTAATCAAAGGGTAAGATTATGGCATTAACAAGAGAATTGATCGGGGCGCAAGCCTCATTGTCTGGTCTGTCAGAGGATCAGATTTCGACGTTGATCACACTGAGCCAGAACGATGAGAATACGGTGATCGGTGCTCGTATCGGTGAAGTCTATCGTGGAATGGACGATACCATCAAGAAATTTCTGGGTGTCGATCGTAACGGCGATGAGAAGACCTACAATTATCTGGAGCGTGCTTCTAAGGTGTTCGCTGAGAAGTACAAGGATTTCGATTCGTTAAAGTCGCAGGTTCAGGCGCTCACGGACGAAAAGGCCCGCCTTGAAAAGTTGATCAAGGAAGGTGCAGGTGATAAGGAGTTGCAGACGAAACTCGACCAGGCAAATGCCGAGTTGAAGGATGTGAAGCAGAAGTTTGTCAATTTGCAGAAGCAGCATGAGGAAGCGGAAAAGGGTTATCAGGCTAAAATGCTGAATATGCGGATCGAGAATGATCTGAAAGCATCCATTTCTGGATTGAAGTTCAAGCAGTCATTCCCGAAGCAGGCGATCGATGTTCTGGTTTCTCAGGCCATGAGCGCAGTGAAGGGGATGAATCCTGACTATATCGATGATGGCCAGGGTGGCCAGCGTCTGGTGTTCAGAACTGCAGAGGGTGCGGTGATGAATAATCCAGACAACAAACTGAATCCGTTCACGGCAGCGGAGTTGATCGTGAAGCAGTTGAAACCGATGGGGATTCTCGATGAGGGCCGTCCGGCGGCAGGCGGTGGCACAAAGCCGATCGTCAGCAAAACGACAGAAGGAAAGATCGTTGTAGATGTGACGGGTGCCAAGTCGAGGATCGAAGCGGACAGCATGATTCAGAAGGCCCTAATGGAGCAGGGCCTTACAAGTGGATCGGCAGAGTTCCAAGAGGCTTTCACGCAGGCACGGAAGGACAATAATGTCAGTTCGTTGCCTGAGAAATAAGAGAAAAAGAATCAGGCAATGGGTGAGCCTATAAGTATTAACATTTAATTAAAGAAAAGTCATGGGTTTAATTCTAACAAGAACGCAGGATTGGATTGAGCAGAATCCTAACATGGACAAGAACATGGCGCGCCCACGCAATTTCGGCGCCTTTGATTTCTTCGTCAGCCAGGCAGGAGCGCCGAATGGCCTTCTGGATGCGGATCTTCGCCGTCGTGCCCTCGCCAGTATCGGCAACACGATCAAGATCCCAGTGATCGATTATAACGGTGATGTCACCGTTTCTAACTCTCGTACCTGTGTCATTCCGGTGAATGACAACACTTCGCGCATGGTGGGTGTCACCTTTGCCACCTACACCGTGGGATTCAGGATGATCCCGCAGCTGCACCTGAATAACTATATCAGTTATCAGCGTGACTATGCCCGTAAGTTCTATAATATCATGATGGCTCTGGGCAACAAGTTGGATCGTGATGCGATCACGGCCCTCAACACCAACAAGTCGCAGCAGTATGCAGACAAGTTGATCTATGATGTGGCTGCAAACGCCTTCCAGATCCCCTGGGATTATCGTGAGGAGATTCTGGGTGATCTTCACCCGATCTTCAAGGCCAACGATTATCTGGGCCAGATTCATGTGATCGGAAACACGGGTCTTGATTCGATGATCTCTAAGCTGGCCGAGCACGGAGCCTACAACGACGTGAACAAGGCTCTGGAGTATCAGGGTAAGATTTACCATTTCACCAACAATCTGACCAATGAGGCGGGCAAGTTCGCCACGTTCTTTGCAGTCGAGGATGGTAATGTGTCAATACTTACCCGCGTGGATCGTGAAGCTCTTGCCGGCACGAGGATGGCCAATGATGAGTTTGAGGTGGTGACGCTGCCCGGTCTGGGAATCCCTGTCGGCACCCACTACCACACGGAACTCGGAAATGTCGCTGAACTCTATCCGCAGGATGAGAGTGTTCAGGATATGACCTGCAACCAGATCGAGTATTTCGGTTTCTCGGTGGATGTCGCTTTCGTTGTGGCCTACAATAGCGCTCCTGAGACGATCGCCAACCCGATCCTTCGTGTCGAGATTGCCCGCAAGGATGGTAACGCAGTTGCTCGTCCTGTGGAGATCGTCAATACTGCTGAGAATCCAGTCTACACTCAGGCGGCAGGCTAATGATCGAGAGGTCAGTTTACTAATCTTTTTTTCATGCTGAGGGGTGGGCCAACGCCCATCCCTCATTTACTTAAAGAGAGTGCCAATGTATCGGATAGATGAGATCAAGAAAGCCCTGAAGAATCTGGTTGGATGGGAGCAGGGATTTACGCAGGAAACGGAGATCGGTGATGATCTTCTGGAATCGGAGAGTGGACTGATCTTCCAGCAGACCCACCCGCTTTTGACGTTGGAGAATCTTCGTGCGGTCATGCCGAAGGAGTGGATGGAAGAAGGTCGGACGTTCAGCCAGTTTGTCGGAAGGTTTGTCGAGGTGGGGATCTCAAAGGTCATTCAGGGATTCATCCGGCAGAAATTGATTGATAAGGAATCGAGATTGATCATCGATCATCGGAATCTGGTTGAGGGGAACGGAAGGGCGCAGAACTTCATTTCACCGACGGGGAAACTGGTTGGAATCGAGATCAAGCCATTGCGTCATATCGGTGTGACAACGAAGATTGATAAGATAGGGCTGCAGATGACGGGAGCAACGGGGAAAGTCCGCGTTTATCTTTTCCATTCCTCGCAGTCGGAGCCTGTCAAGTCTGAGGATCTGGATTTCACGAAGGAGAAGGGCGGTTTTCAATGGTTCGATGTCAAAGATTGGTTCCTTCCGTATGAATCGGATGAGATAGCCCCCGGCGGTTCGTGGTTCGTCTGCTATGATCAGAACGCTTTGCCTGAGTATATGAGGGCGGTGAATCTGTCTAAGGATTGGAGCAGGGAGCCGTGCGGATCATGTAACCAGGGGAATCTTGAAACGTGGCGGGAACTGATGAAATATGTCAGGCTCATGCCGTTCATGTACCCGGCCGAAGAAGGTTGGTCGGAAGATCCCCAGATGTGGGATCTGGATGATTCGTTTGAAACGGCCACGCAGTCGTATGGGCTGAATTTCCAGATGTCGATCGGTTGTGATCTGACAGACTTTATCATCCGGCAGCGCAGGATCTTCGCCGATGCGGTGCAGTTGCAGGTCGCTTGTGATTGCCTTCGGTATATGGCCCTGAATCCTGATGTGAGGGTGAATCGGAATCAGATGAATGTCGAGCGGATGGATATTCTCTACGAGATAGACGGCAACACGAATGGTGTCCGGCCTAATGGTCTGGGGAATGATCTGAAACAGGCCATGAAAGCCCTGAAGATTGATACTCAGGGGCTGGATCCCGTCTGTCTGGCGTGCAATAATCATGGTGTAAGATACAGGGCAGTATGAATGTGATCGTGGATCTTCTGGAAGCGGTGAAGGATGTCAAGGAATCGCTGAAAAGTCATTCGTGGACGAAGGAGTGTCTGGATGAGAATGAGGCGACCGTGTGTGACATGAACAGCCAGATCCAACTCTATGAGCAGGGCGTGAATGCTCTGGGGGTGTCGATCTCGGATTATATGCCGTACCGTCCCAAGACGATCGAGATCAAAGAGATCAAGGGTCAGCCGACGAATCGGGTCACGTTGAGGGATGAGGGTGATTTTCATGCTTCATTCTTCCTGAATCTGGGGGCAGAATCATTCGTGATCGATGCGAAGGATGAGAAAAGGGATGGGCTGGTTCGGAAATATGGCCGTCAGATCTTCGGCCTGACTGATGAGAATCGAGCGGAATTGATATGGGAATATCTGTTCCCTCATATTATGTCAAACATAAAGAAAAGTCTGAATATCGATGAGTAAGGTGATCAAGGTGAAGAATCCCGTTCTGATTGATCGGTTCTTCGGTTATATACAAGACACGTTGTCTGGAAAGCTTGAATGGCTCGATGTGGCCTACCCGAAGGCCGAGAGGGTTCAGAAGAAGAATGGCCAGACGGGAAAGCGGTACTATCAGCCCGTGGTCTATCTGGAAGGGAATGACTATGATTCCCTGTTGCCAGATGATCGGCGGGGGAACTATTCTTTTTTCATTCTGGATGATCCCCAGGATTATACGCAGCACACGGGAATGCCTGGCGAGGTGTCGGGATCATGTTCGCTGGTGTTCTGGTTCGACTATGAAAAGGTGTTCGGAGAAAAGGATCTGCACAGCAAGGATGAAGTGAAGTTGCAGGTTCTGGAAGCACTCAGGGAGGCAAGGATCATCGGCGGTAAGTTGAAGGTTCTGAGGTTCTGGGATCAGTCGGAGAATGTTTTCAAGGGCTTTGGCCTCGATGAAGTGGAAAATCAATACCTGACACACCCATTTGGGGGATTCAGGATCGAATGTAAATACATAATAGAAGAAGATTGTCTAATTGTTTAAGTTATGAGCATATTTGAATTGACGGCTATCGTGTCGCTGTTGGCGGCCTGGCTGATTTTGTTATTGATGAAGGTCGGAGTGATCGAGTGGGCGCAGGTGAACGGCTCTAAGCTCGTTTCTGAACTTGCTTCGTGTCATTTCTGCCTGTCGTGGTGGTCATGTGTGGTGATCACGTTGATCATCTTCGTGTTCGTGTGTGGTGATGTGAAGGTCTGTCTGGTTCCGTTCATGGCAGCACCGATAACAAGACAGATGATCCGTTAAGGCTATGATGAAGGTCGATCTTACACACCATCGTCTGGAAATGTACTCATCCATCGATGAAATGCCAGTCGAGAGGTTTCACAAGTACAATAAGATGCTGCTGATTGATTCTGGGATCGGAAGTGATCTGTCAGCGTTTGATCAGCATGTGGCGAAGGTCGGTGCCTATCTCAAAGGCGGGAAGATGGATCAGGCCCAGAAGGAACTCGACAACCTCAGACAGAACATCTACATGATTCAGGGGGAACTAAGCCCCTCGATGATGTCATTCGCGGCATTGGTGAAGAATATCGATGGAAGGGAGATCACGGACATATCGGATGATTCTCTGAAAGAGATCGCGAATCAGTTGAAAGATGAGAAGGTGAGGGACATCACGGAGATTGCCGATGATGTCAAAAAAAAAATCGACCATGAGTTGAGGACTTATTTCCCGTCGTATTTCGACAATGCGCCTGAAAAAGATTTCTATGATCAACTACTGATCAGGACGAAACTGATGTTGAAGCAGATCACGGAAGGGCATGATGAGGGCCGTCAGTCGAAGATCGATGAGATCACGGTTAGGTTGCTCACGTTCACCAATCCGATGAGTTTTGCAGGGTCTGAGAATGCGGAAGTGCTGCATGATAAGCAATTCGTCGACATGTGCCTGGTTATCTCCCAGAATCTTCATGTGGAAGCGGAGCGGATGTCGGTGATGAAGTTCTACAAGGCTCTGGAGTTGTTAAGGGAGCAGGCGAAAGAGAGAAAGAAGGCCATGAAGAAGAAATGAAGCCCGCTGGGCGCTTTTCTTCGATGTGGCGGGTAAGTTATAAGGCAAAGGGCCGAAAACGGCTCAGAATTAAATTCTAACGGCAAAATGGCGGCAAATACACCGATTAAGTATTCAGACCTGATCAGTCCAGACGGATCGATTGATGATCTGATCAAGAAATTAAATGAATTGTGTGATACTTATCAATTCATGGCTGAGACCGTGAAGAAAGAAGCGTCACAGGTTGCCGATTCGTTGAAGTATGTCAATGCTTCGACGGAGAGCGGCAGGAAGTCCACGCGCAGCGCGTCCTCAGATGCGGATCGTCTGGCGAAGGCATACCGTGATCTGGATTTCTCGCTGTCGGACACACAGAAGAAGATTCAGGAATTGAATGCCGTCAAGTCTGAGCAGAAGCGGATCAATAAACTCATGATCCAACTGAATGCTTCTGAGGAAGGATCATACAACAAGTTATCGGCTCAGTATTCTTTGAATAAGATTCAACTGAATGCCATGTCGCAGGCTGAGAGAGAGGGCACGGCGGAAGGCCGGAAATTGGAAGAAGAAACGAAAGCCATCTATGAGGAAATGAAGCGCCTGCAGGAAGCGACGGGCAAGCACCAACTGAATGTAGGTAATTACAAGGAGTTCGGTGCCGTCATGGAAGAAGAATGTCAGAGGATCGAGAAATTGACAAAGATGATAGACAGCGAATTGGTCGGATCATACAACCGGCTCAAAGCGCAATATGAGTTGAATCTGATTAAGTACAAACATCTTTCTGATGCGCAGAAGAATGATGATTCAGGAAAGAAACTGATTGCAGAGATCAGGCAGCAGGCAGAGGAATTGAAGCGGATGAATCGAGAGGTGGGTGTCGCTTCGATCACCTTTGGCGATTATAACCAGAAGATCCAGAGTGCCCTCGGACTGACTTCGCCGTTTGCAAGTTCTGTCATGAACATGGCCATGCAGGGCGGATCTGCTTCTGCGATCATCAAAGAATTGTCGGTGTCGGTGTCGGCATTCGGAAAGACCCTTCTGGGGTTGTTGGCCAATCCTGTATTTCTTGCGATTGCAGGAATAGCAGGGGCAGGAATGGCGTTCAAATGGTGGTTTGATTATAACAAGGGGCTGGCCGAAGCAACCAGATTGACGAGGGAGTTCACGGGCTACACGGGTGATCGCCTGGTCGCTTTGAGGAATGATATTCAGGCTACGGCAGATGTTTTCGGTAAGGATTACAAGGATGTCCTGAAGGCTGTCGATAACCTGATGGCGCAGTATCACATGACGGGTGAGGAAGCCCTGAAGGTGGTCAACGATGGATTTGTTTCTGGTGCTGATCTGTCAGGGAATATGCTTTCACTTCTGGAGCAGTATGCACCGGCCTTCCATGATGCGGGTATTGAAGCCAGCGAGTTGATGGCATTGATCGCTCAGACCAGATCGGGAATATTCAGCGAGAAGGGTCTGGCATTGATCCAGATGGCTTCAAAGAAGATCAGGGAAATGTCGAAGTCTACGCAGGATGCGTTGAATGGTATCGGCATTTCCGCCGCGCAGGTCGAGGCCGATTTGCAGTCTGGGGCAAAGAGCACATTCGATGTTATTCAGGAGATCAGCACGAAATTGAAGGAAATGCCGCAGGATGGAGAGGAAGTGGGTGCCGTCCTGAAAGATGTGTTTGGCAAGCAAGGAGCGTCTGGCGGTCTGGAAATGATCAAGGCCCTCGATGAGATCACAACCAAGATCGAGGATGTGAAGACGGTCACGGGTGAATATGGAGAACTTCAGGAAAAGCAGCTACAAGCCCAAAGTGAATTGAATGATGTAATGGCAGCATTGTTTGACACAACGGATTCAGGATTTGAAAATATGCTTTTAGGTGCGAAGATCTTCATCACTAATGGATTGACAAAAATATTGATGGGTGTTGTCGATCTTATCAATTATTTTGTCGATCTATACAATGAAAGTATGGTTGTCAGAGCAGCCGTTCAATTATTAGTGCTAAATTTCAAATTGATGGGAAATGCAGCATTGTTGATCATCAACCTCGTTATTGACAATATCAAATTTCTTGGACGTACCATTATGAGTATGGCCAAGATGATCGAAGGCGTTTTTACTTTAGATTTCGACAAGGTTAAGGAAGGATTTACAGATTTGATTACGAATCCGTTAAAATTCGCAAAAGAAGTTGTGAACGATGCTTGGGATTGGGGTAAAGATGTCGCTGGTGCCTTTGTGGATGGATTCAATAACACGATCAACAATGAAAAATTACAGCACATTGAGATCCCGAAGGGGCCAGAGGTTGATGATTCTGGAAGTCAGGAAAAGCCGTCTGCCGATTCTGGCGCGGGATCTGGTTCGGGATCTGGTTCGGGTTCCACCTATCAGAAGGATGCAAAGAAGGCGAAAGCCGATTGGGAGCAGGCCAAAAAGGAGTATGAAGCCATATTGAAGGATGAGAACGCGACTTCTGAGCAGGTTCTGCTTGCCCGTGAGAAGATGAAGAAGGCGCAGGAGAAATATGATGAACTGACTGATCAGAAGGGATCTGCTGCAGCAGCAAAGCAGTCTGAGAAGGAGAAGAAGGCGCAGGAAAAGAGGGTCAAGGCTCTGGAAGCAGCACGGAAGAAAGAGATCGAGATCATCAACCGATATAACAAAGAGCGGATCGATGCAATGGCAGACGGATATGAGAAGGATCTGGAAACGCTCAAAACGGAATATGAGAATCAGAAGCGGACGGTCGAGAATAGCCTGTCTGAGATTGATCGTGCGATCAAGAATCATGATTATCTGTCAGAAGCGGAGTTGAAGGCCCTAACCAATTCACGGCAGACGTTGGCTAATGAGTTGGTTCTGATCGAGCAGGTCAAGAATAAGAAGATCGAGGATCTGAATCTGAAACATGCGCAAGATGAGTTGAAGAATCTGAACGAGCTGATCAACCTTCGTCTGGAATCTGAGACTGAGGGAACACAAAGATGGTGGCAACTGAATAAAGACAGATTGGTCAACCAATGGGAGATCGATCGTCTGGAAGTCCAGAGATCCACGAAGTCAGAGGAAGAAAAGAAGAAGGCCATACTTGCCATTGACGAGAAATATGATCGTCTGATTGATGATCTGGATTATCAGTACAGGCAGAAGAATCTCGCTGACCGTCAGGCGTTGAATGAGCAACTTTATGAGAATGAAGGTCACTCGGCCAGAAATATTCAGTTGTTGAAGTTGCAGCACCAAAAAGAGGAATTGCAGAATCAACTAAGGCACAACAAGAATCTGACGGAGATTCAGAAGCAGGGCATTCAGGCCCAGATCGATGGTCTGAACAAGCAGATGGATCGTTTGCCGTATAATGACATATATGACTTGATGGGTCTGGATATGGATGATCAGAAGAAACAGGCGATTCAGGATTCAGTCAATTATGCGATGCAGGCAATGAATCAACTGATGCAGTTTCAGTCCCAGATGGCGCAGGAAGCGGTCAATAATGCCAATACCAGGGTATCGTCAGCGGAAGCGGCTTTGCAGGCAGAACTGACGGCAAGGGCCAACGGCTATGCCAATAATGTGAAGTATGCGCAGAAGGAACTTGCAGATGCGAAGAAGAATCAGCAGAAGGCGCTGGAGCAGCAGAGGAAAACGCAGAGGGCACAGATCGCCCTCGATGCGGCTACGCAGGTTTCTTCATTGATCACTGCATCGGCGAATATCTGGAAGGTGTTCACGGGAATTGGCCCGTGGGGTGTCGCTGCTGCCATTGCTGCAATAGGTCTGATGTGGGGATCATTCGCTGCATCAAAGATTATGGCATTGAAGGCGGTCAATGATCAGGGATCGGAAAGTTACGGTGAGGGAACGGTGGAACTCCTTCATGGTGGAAGCCATCAATCGGGAAGGGATATTGATTTAGGCTCAACCCCTGACGGCAAGAAACGGCGTGCTGAGGGCGGCGAGATCTTCGCGGTGTTCAGGAAGAAGGCAAGCCGTGAGAATCGTGATCTGATCTTCGATGTCGTGAGGTCGTTCAATGATGGGACTTTCAATGAGAAGTTTGTGAGGAAGGAAGGTGAATCTTCCGGCCTGATCAATTATCTGGAAGCCTACCGTCAGGGATCGGCGCAGATCGTCCAGATGTCAAGTCCTGGCACGGACATTTCTTCATTAAGTCAAGACGTAAGGAGAATAAGGGAGCAGGGTGATCATCGTGAATACTTCGATGGTGAAGGGAATCGGGTGATCGTGAACGGTAATCATACAAGAATCATCAAAGCTGTCTGATCATGGTTGAATATAAATGGCAATTATACGCGAAGGCCGGGGATCTGTTTACCCATGTAGGCGAGAATCTGGGAAAGAATCTCGTTTCAAATGGCACTTTGGAAACATGGGAAGGGATGAACACGTCTGATTATATTCAGATGCCAGATGATTTCGTGAAGGTCAAGACGAATGCGCAGCGGATGGCCTTCTATAACAATACAAAGTCATTGATCACGTCGACATTTTCTTTTCCTGCAAACATTCCAGAAGGAACGGCATATATAAGGGTCAGCGCATCGGTCGCAGTCTGGGAAGGTGTGTTTGTCGAGGCATGGGGGAATCGTGTCGATGTTCACCCGATCTTTGATCAGAAGTTGGCGATCAAGGCAGCGTATGAGAATGATTCGATGGCGTTCAGGAAGAAATTGAATGGAAAACTGACCTTCAACCTGGCTGATTATTCTTGGATCATGGAGCAGGATTTTGAGAATGAGATTCGCACGGTGCTCATGAAGTCGGTCGATGGCGGTCAGTATGAAGATTATTGGGAAGGATCTTTCTTCCGGACGAATTGCACAATTGATGAGGATCACAGGAAGATCGAGGTCAGTCCAGAGGTTGCGGATGATTACACAAGGATCATGGCTGGTCTGGAACATGAGCACAACCTGATCGATCTTCACCCAGAGATTGAACATCTGAAATATCTTCAGTTCCCGATGTGCCAACTTTATGTATGGGGTGACAAATGTGTGACGAATGTCGTTGCCGGCATGTATTGGAATGAGGATTGTGATGAGGTGAACAATAAGGGATCGATGCGCACATTGAATTTCGGGAAGGTGAGAAGTATCGGCGTGATGCAGGTCAAAACAGCGTCAGGGGCTGGTTATTATTATGGAACCTTGCCAGACACGGCATCTTATAAGAGATCTAACACTTTGATCGCTACACTTATATGTCAAGACAACGGATATTCAGTCGAATATTGGACGCGATGGTATTATGATTCTGTCTGGGAAGAAGTGCAGCATGAAACCAACATATACTATGATATATACATTTTGAAGGATGCGAATGGGAATGAGGTGTGGAAAACAGAGTATGAATCTGTATCGATGGGAAGCAGCAGCATTGTCTATAAGGACACGCTTTCAAACAGTTATTTCGATTTCTCAAAGTCAGAGGTTTATGCGCGGTTCCTCACGACAAAGGTGATCGATGGTCAGACAGGCCCGATCAGGGATGATGATCCCTTCTATTCAAAGGCTGATGGGAACTATACGCGGGTGTCGTATGTCGAGGGCATGAAGATCGAGATCTCGCCCAGGTACTCGCAGAATCCGACGAAGTGGGGCCGTGTGGATCAAGAGATCGAGGAAAAGAGAGGCGTCAGGTTGTACTTTGACACCCCGGATGATGTCAGCGGATGGATCCCTGTCGGGCAGTCAAAATGGGTGGGCCTGTCATATTGGTTGGAAGCGGATGATACGCGGTATCTGTCAGGTGAGACGGGCCTGATCAACGAGGTCATTCTGAAAGATTCTTTTCCGTTGTGGTCATGTATCGAGAAACTGGCCCAGAAGTCAGATCCAGAAGTCACGTTCAAGAATACGTCTGCTTATTCACAATTCTTCTATGGAAGCGGAAAGTATCTGAATTACAATGAAGATGTGTTCAATGTGAAGCCGGCCGAGATCATGATCACGCAGATCACGAATGTACTTCACGGAGAGTATGAGGTGGCAGCACTCAGGGGCAACATGTCGTTGAAGATGATTCTGGATCTTCTGAGATCGTGCTTTGATTGCTATTGGTTCATCGATGATCAGAAAAGGCTCAGGATCGAGCATGTGAGTTATTTCAAGAATGGCGGCAGATATTCAGGATCTCCCGTTGTCGGATTGAATATGTTTGCCCAGAAGAATCTCAGGAACAACAAGACATGGCAGTTTATGACCCATGAATATTCTTTTGAAAAGGAAACGATGGCGGCGAGGTATGAATATGAATGGGCCAATGGCGCAACGGACATTTTCAACGGGAATCCGATCGATATTAGAAGCCGGTTCGTTCAGGATGATAAGAAGGAGAGTGTCAGCGCAAGCAATTTTGTCGCTGATCTGAGTTATATGATCGCCAGCCCATCGTCATTTAGTGATGAGGGTTGGGCGGTGATGGCCTGTGAGAAGGTATCATCAAGCAGCACGTTCTATTATCGCGTGGTGGTCGATAAGATGAATACGGGCGTGTATGATAAGGCCTTCCACCAGGTGCAGAATGGATTTCTGAGTTTTGCGAGATTGCAGCCCCGATTCCTCACTTATGACATGCCGGCATGGAATATCAGGATCAATGATAAGAATGTCAAGGCGAATGGAATTTCGCGGAAAAAGAAGCAGGAAATCACGATACCTGTCGGAAATTCAGAGATTGATCCGCTAAAATTGGTTAAAACGAGCGTCGGAGATGGTCAAGTGTACGAATTTGAATTAAATTTGTCGGCGCGGTCAGTAAAATTGACTTTGAGATATGACACAATCAAACAATAACATGTCGGTGTTGCCCTTCTATCGGAGCCTCCAGATGCAGAATCACAGACGGAGCTTTTCTTATGGCAGGATCTATCCCCTGCTGGCACCGTCGAATTATCTTCTGCCCTTCCAGATATATGAGCAGAATCTGGATGCGGCCCTGAATGTCATATCGGTTACGGATCTGAGGGCATGGCTGTATGACAGGAAGGGGAATGTGGTGAAGGATTTCACGCAGTCATTGATCGATGGCGGTCTGGCGGTGAAGGCGTTTGAAAAGGACTATTCGATTGTGTTCCCTGCAAGGGGGGCTTTCAACCGTCTGGATGAAGGCCAGTATTACATTGAGTTGAAGGACACAAAGAACGGGGTCGATTATTATTCAGAGATCTTCGTTGCGGTTCATGATCTGTCTGGATGTCTGAGGATCGAGTGGTTCAATGTAGAGGATCATGACACGGGGATCGGAAAGATCGTTTATCAGGATCCGGCTTTCAGTTGGCGGTTGTATCTTCATGCGGAACTTGGGAAGCCTGAGTATAAGACAGAGGAAGAAGGGGCAACGAGGGACGGATATTTCTTCCCCACGAAGCAGGTGTCTTACAAAGTCTACAAGGCTTTCTTCCCTGCCCCTGAGTATCTTCTGGATGTGATGAGATTGATCTGGTGTGCTGATGTCGTGAAGATAATTGATTCATACGGTCAGATGTTTTATAGTGACACTTTTGATATTCATGAATCGTGGGATGATCAGGGTGATGTGAGCAAAACGCGGATCGAGTTCACGACGGACACGGTTATAAAGAAGAATGGCCGTGCGGTGATTGACACATCGGCCCTGAGAGGTGACTATAACCAGGATTATGATGATGATATGACGAATCAGCAAGGATGAACTACGCAATATTGAAATCGGCCATCGTTCAGGTCATTAAGGATAATGGCAATAACGAGATCACGGGCAACATTCTCCAGAATGTGCTCGTGCAGATGGTCGGCAGCCTGGGCGAGTATTATCATTTTGGTGGTGTGGTGAATCGTGCGAGTGAGCCGAACACGCCAGATCAGAATGTTTTCTATATTGCAAGCGAGACGGCAGTATATCCGAATTTTGGGAATCTGGAAAGCCGTTTCGGATATATCACGTTTTTCTTCTGGGGTCAGGGAAGGTGGCAGAAGGCCGAGGTCGATATAAAGACGATGATCGGATTGTCGATCATTGGAACGGCATCGTGGGAGGTGCCGACGGATCAGAATGTCTTTTCTGCATTGAAGGCGCTCCAGATGTTCCTCAGAAGGGATGAGGATGATACGGCCAATGGAAAGATCACCTTCAACCGTGGATTGCAGATCGGCCAGACATTCATGCCCGGCTATATGGGTAAGGGTGGCCTGATCGATGAGGATGCAAACGGAGAATTGGAGAGCATTCGTCTGAGGTCATGGCTGGAAGTTCCTGAAATCAGGTTCAACCGCGTGAATGTGTATATCGGAATCAGGATGGATACTAACGGCGGTGGCATCATCGAGAAGGTGATCCCTGCAGAGGATGGTTCTGAAATGGGCTGGGCGTATCTGAAACTTGAAGATGGTGAAGCGGGAGCGGTTGAGCAGGATGATATGAATCAGGGGATATGGCATGATGTCGAGGGTGGCAATGCGACTGAGACAACCGACAACCGAAGAGGATTGTTCACGTTCAAGGGATTCAAGACGGTTTATTTCAGGATCGATGAGATCCCGAGTGTCGATCCAGAGGGCCAGGACAATTCTGATCGTCATTTCTTTACTTATGTATTGCGCAGCGCGGCAGAGGGTGGCAATGGTATTCATCCGTTTGCAGGGATGCACTTTGCGCAGCGAGGGAATCAGGATTCAGTCAACCATGCAGACCGGCAGTCGTTCAGGTACACGACAACGGAATATGAGTTGTTGCTGAATAATGTCAATACATGGGTGTTTCAGGATTCAAACTACGTTGCCATCGATGGAAAGCTGGAAGGGTTCTCGATGGAAGGCAAGGAGTTCCACGGTGTCGGCACGGTGCTTGGGAATGCCTATATTTACGGATATATTGACCAGTGGGAGCGGTTGCCGTATCGGATGGAGATCGAGGATTCGCTGAATTATTCGATGGATTGGGGAGAGACGGATCATATTGTCTGCAAGATCATGAAGGGATTCGAGGATGTCACGGATCAGGTCACGAAGTGGACGATTGTCCGCAACTCGGGCGATCCGGTCGAGGATCAGGCTTGGAATCTGTCTGATAAGGCCCAGAATTTCGATGGTGAGATTGATGTGCTTTTCGGTGTCGTTGTGGATGGTGTGGAAGTGAATGATCTGGGATCAAATTCTGCGATCCTCTCGACGGTGTTCACAATCACGGCAACGGATGAGGTGAGGGATATAAAAGTAATCAGAAACATAAAATTGTAAATGTATGGAATACAGACAGAATGATCAAGTTATCAGAAGGAAGTACGCACCATTGGTGGTGTCTGTTTCTTTGACGTGTCTGACGGATGCAAATGCGCCTTTGTTGCAGGCATTCGATCCAGAGACAAATGAGTTCGTGCCTAACCGTGAGGCGGCTTCGTTTACGTTGGTGAAGCCCGTTGTCACGGCATACGCGAATGATGGATCTTTGAAATCTCCTTATTTCAATTCTGCCCTGGCAATGATGAAGTGGTTTCTGGATGGTGTGGATATGGCCACGCTGGACGGAACGGGCGGCAAAGAGGATTGGAGGGGGAAATATGAGATCCTGACCACTGGTGATGAGCGCGGCACGTTGAAGATCATGAAGAATGTGCCTGCAGGAATCGTCCACTATCTGCATTTTGAGGGTGTGATCGCTGATTCGCGCACGGGTAAGAATGTCCCCGTTGTGTCAGATCCCATTCCGATGAGGACTGTCACGCAGGCAACGGAGAAGTATGTGCTGAGTATCGGGGACACGCACACGATTGAATATGACCCGTTTGCCGATCCTCTGGATCTTCGTCAATATCAGATCGCCCATGATGAGGTGCCGACGGTGACGGAAGCAGAGGCCAGCGCATCGAAAGATAATTATCTGAGATCGGTGCCATTCATTATCACGAATGGCGGTGGTGTCTATTCTGGAAATGATGTGGTGATTGACCTTTACCGGGTCGATGAAGCGGGAAATGTCGCTACAACGCCGCTGACGGTGGGCCAGAATGAGATCATTGAGTTAGATCGGAATCATGTTCTTCTGGATCTGAGACTGATCACGAAGAATGATTATATGGCGGTTGCATCGAAGGTTACTACAGCGGGAAAGAAAGAGGTTGATCGGTTGCAGTTCGGAGCGTTCAGGCTGGAGCCTCAGTTCGACCAGCCGATCTATGCCAACAAAGAGGATATACCACCCACGGCAACACAACGGTACAACCTTCTTCTGGTGAATTACAATGGTAATGTTCTGAGGTGCCCGGAGCGGGTGATCAAAATCGTCTGGGTAACAGATTCGGCATATAAGATGAATGTCATTCACACTGAGGGAAGATCCACGACGATGAATCTGACAGAAACGGGTATCGGTGAGAATCATGATGATTGCTGGTTGAAGGAGCGTGTCATGACGGAGCACAAGCCGGCCCATGCTATTGCAGCGGATTCAAGCGGTGAGATCTGGGGTGATTCTAACGGTGTTCCTTATATTTTCCACTAACTTGTTTTATAGTGACCTATGAGATATTTGATTGCAAGCAAGAAAAAGGCCGTGATGAGGGGATTCAGGCCCCTCACGCATCGATGGAGCGGATTTAAGATGATCCTCAATGAGAAAGAGGTCATGAATAATCAGGCGGTCGAGGGAGAGAGTTTTGAGGATCGTGCTCGGGATCTCGATGCGGAGATCTTCAATGAGAAGGATCTGGTTATGTATTTACAAAAAATAAATTGGAAAGATGGCAACTAAACAATTCACGACACAAGGCAGTGTGAAGATCACACGCTTGCGCAATGGTGTAACATTGTTCCTGTCGATCGAGAATCTGGGCGGCCCCCTGTTTCAGGGAGTGGATATTACCACGACACCCGTTTCTGTGGTTCCCGATTGGACGGTAGAAGCTAATCGTCCTATCCTGAAGCCGAAGTGTATTGCTTCGACTGGCGGCGTTGTCGGTCTGAGCAATCATCAATGGTCATGGAACGGGACGCTGCTCGTTTTTTCTGGTGATGTCGATGATCAGGGCTATCAGCAGTCCACGAATGGCAAGTTTGCCATGAAGTCGGATGGTACGTTGAAGATCATTGCCAATCTGGCCGATGCGGTCAACTATGCAGCCGATGTGTTGAAGTATTCTGCAACGGCAACGTATAACGGATATGAGTATCACCAGGAGAAGGTTATTGATATTGACATAACGAAATTGGGATCAACACCCTATCGTGGCACGTTGAAGGCAAATCCCCAGATGTTGGATGATCAGAATGTTCAGACAACGATCCAGAGTTGGCTCTATCATGGTACGTCACCGTTCAATGACTACACGATCAACTGGTATAATGGATATATCGGCGGTACCCTGCTTGGCACGGGTAAGACATTGACATTGACCCGTGATCAGGTGAACGGATCGATGTTGGTTGTGGCTCAGTTCATGGTGTCAGGAAATCCTGAGTACGTTCATGCGATCAGGATCTCAGACAAAGCGGATCGGTTTGAGATCAAGTATTACATGGGCGGATCGGGTGTTGTCGATGATGGAGTGTCTGAGACGGTGACGGCCTATATTTGCCGATTGAAGGATTCCCAGGATGTCACGGCGCAATGTCAGAATATCGTCTGGGATCTGAATGTCGTGGATTATCAGGATGGCACGACCATCCGCAGTCTGGGAACTTCCAACCAGACAACGATCACGACTGCCGACACGGACAGGACGGGTGAGTACCATGATGTCACGGTGGTGGGAGAAGTTCAATTTGAGTATGACCCAACTTAAACATTTTTGAAATATGAATGATTTAGCACAAGCAGCAAGAATCACAGGATCGAGAATCAATCTGACTGACCATATTCTGGTTGAGGTCGGGGGATCGATCAAGAGAATGACCGTCGAGGAACTGATGAACACGATCAACCAGGGCGGCGAGGAAGCACTGAGGGAATTTGCTTGGGGTGTTCCCATCAAGCAGGGTGTACAATCTTCCCAGAATTGGGGTGTCGTAGGAAACCGCGACATGTACGAGGCATGGAAAGCTCAGTGTGGTTGTTATCTGCTTACCTTCGATGGAAGGGCAGCGAAGTTGTCACCCACCAACAGCGGAGTTTTCGCTGACGGCACGGCACTTGATGAATCGAAGGGCAATGTCGTATGGATCGGCCCGCGTGTTTATTATCTGGTGAAGGTCGATGAGAGCACGGGGATCCCGTATCTTTGGAAGTCGATGCACCCGATCTCAAAGCATTATATCGGTGAAGCAAACGGCGGGAATCACAATGTTCTGGGAAAATATCTCGGATCGATTGACGGATCTGGCCGTCTGAGGTCGGTCAGCGGTGCAGCGGTTGCAGGAAATAAGACCATCACGGCCTTCTGGAATGCTGCTCAGTTGAATGGTCAGCGCTATGGATTGGAGAACTATGATCTGTGGAAGTTGACGGTGATGATCAATCTGGCGCAGTATGGAAATCCGAATAGCCAGGCCAATCTCGGATATGGCCCCGGCGGTTCTGCCGATAATTGGTCGAAGGTTCAGAGTATCGTCACGGGAGCGACGAAGGCTCTTGGTGATGCTTTCGGTGTGGTCGATATTAGTGCAACGATCGGCAATGCGGATGCCTGCCACACATCTTTGATGGGTATTGAAGACTTGTGGGATCGCAGTTGGCAGTTCATTCAGGGTGTCTATTTCGGAAAGAGTGGCAATGCGGCCCAGAATGGAACGGAGATCTTCATCTACAAGGGGAATCGGTTGCCGTCTGCAGCTGAGTTGGCAGCAACTCCAGAAGGAGAGTTCCGGCAGTTGACCAGGCTAACCGCAAGCGGATGGATGCAGGAGATCATTTGCGGAGAGTATTTCGACATATTTCCCAACAAAGAAGGTGGAAGCAGCGCATCGTATTGGGGCGATTATCATTATGCCAACAATACAGGTCAGGTGCTCCTTGTTGGCGGTTATGCGGATAACGCTGCGAGTGCGGGTGTCGCTTATTCGCACACGGCTAACGATTGGTCGTATGCGTTTGCGCACATCGGGGCGCGTCTTGCTTATTATGGCCCGATCACCTTCGTTGATGGAAAGGACATCTAAAAGGAATCAATCTGTGAATGAATATGAAGAAAGGAATCAAGGTAAAAGGGCCGCGTAAGCGGCAAGC